GTGGGATTGTGTATTAATAATACATTTTGGTTTGAAGTATTCACGGGACGTTGGGTATGTTCGTAGGCAGGCACGTTTCTTACCATGTGAAAGGGTTGGTAATAGGGTACATGCGTTTCAAGCACACCTTCGTTGTTTTTACGAGCTATAACTGATCTAAATCTATTATAATTAGCAAGGTCCTGATTTGACGTGACAGATAAATGTTCTACTTTGGCAGAAGAATTATTAACCTCACCTGAACGACATGTTGTTAAAAAGTCGTTCGCTGGATTGTTGGTCATTATTCTCACTACCATACTGCCTCGCATAAAACAGAAACCAGCCATTATTGAATCTAATTGATCTGTATATTTGTATGAATCTGTAGTGTTAGTATATGAATTTGCAAAAGGGTTATAAACTACTAAGCTATTATCATTCATTTCAGGCAAAAATCTATATGAAGTGAATTGCTTACAGAGTTGTCGCAAAGAAACTACTGCTTCTCCAGCACAAGTTGCTAAAACGTCGAGATTTTTCTTATCACTGTCTTCGTTATTACCACTGGTAAAACCTGTTGTCACTATTTCTGACGAGGCGTGATTGTTATTTTCGCCATAAACAGATAAAACCTGTGATTCTGTTTCTTCTCGGGTCGTTTCGTTTGTCGGGTTCATATTTAAATCCAACATTTGCATGTATCTGGGGTTACGATAGCTTAAATGGACATTTCCATAAACAGTGGGTTCTACTATGTCGGAAGTTAATTTAAGTGGCACCTCTACTAATACAAATAAGGTTCCCATACAATTGTCAAAGTTTGTTGGGGGGAGTCCTGTATCTGCATTTTTCAGAGGGGCAAGCCAGTTAGTTAAAAATTGTCTATTAGTTACTTCAGGAAACACAACCTGATGGGTCGTGTTGGAACCAAAATTTACTACAATACTATTGGTGTCATCAAAAGATAAACCAGCAACTGATGAAGTGAAATGACCGGGAACACAAGCGAATCGTAATTTAATAGAATGAAGTGATGTTGTGAAAATATTAAAATCGAAAACTACTTGGGCTAACCAGTATTTGAAAAAGTTGTTAATCCATGTTTGATGTGTAAGTGTGAATAGGCCTATATTGGGAGGCGCTGGATATCCTCCAGTGCTCCCCAACATAGACGTAATTTGGTAAGATCCTACCACTGTTCCACGTGTTTGTGCAGTTGTGAGTGTGAGAGAACCTATGTAATTAGGGTGTCTTACAATTTTGTCAAAAGACATATCATCCGTAGATGATCCGTAAATACCAGGAAACTCTGTAATTTTATTCATCGTTTGAACTCCAAGCGTATGTGCATTGCTAACTCCGTCGCAAGTGATGTGATGGGGTGCAACCTGTAATTTCACTAATTTGGTTGGTTCCTCTACCTGTGGTTTCGAAAAACCAAAAGCAGAGAAAATACCAGATGCCAAGTCGGCTATAGGTGAAACCACGGAAGCTAACCCACCCACTATAGGGACGTTGCTAAGCATTTTTGCTGACGCTCCAATTGCATGAGAGATTCCACTGAGACCACCAGAGGTGGCTTGTGCCTCAGTTTTACCTCTCTTCTTTTCATATAACACATGGGAGGTAGTAGTCTCTCTCATCTTTCGAATAACCTCCTCTTCTTCTTTTGTCAAAGAGAAAGTATTGAAAAATGGTAATGCGGCGGTTGGTTGTGTGAGTGAAAAATCGGGGTCTTCGGTACGGAATCGGGCATATATAGAGATTGAAACAGGGGCTGAGGAGGGTGAGGTTCGAGCGATTATTAAATTTTGTGGATTTGGATAATTAGCCATAAGACATCGGTGTGAAAATTGTGAAATAAATGGGACATCCAGTTCTACTGAAGGTAGACTGGCCAATGAAAATACTTGATTAGGAAATTGAGATTGGGCAAGTGGGGTTGCCGT